CATGGCGATTACCAGCTACGGAGCTGTAACATCCGGCCTGCAATTCTGAAGGAAGACTAGTTCTCTGTCCGGGCTGTTAATGCTGGCTTATGGAGCACAGAGAACGTGACTTAAGCGACAGAGTAAGAAACAATGTCTTTCCTTACTCCAAATTTTTAGCTCTGGAAACTATCCTTAACACAGGCCGAATGAGTGACCTGATTAAACCTGATAACCCGCTTTTTATGCCGTCTGCTTTTAGGCGGCATTTTTTTCCGTGGCCTGCTGATCAGCACGGTGAAGAGAAAATGATAAAACGTGATGCCAGGATACTTATTATTGAAAAGGTAAAAGGTGTCTTCCTTGTCTACGGGGAATGGTATTCAGCAGGCCAAAGATGCCGTGGGCTTGTCTGTAAGGTTCGCCGTATGGATGGAGTGTTCATTCGATGCCACCCTCTTACTGGCCTGCCATTGAGTGCACATAAGTCTCTCCAGGAAGCAGCCATACACGGTCTTACAGTAGACCCTCCCTGAGCATCCAGATATCCGGAGAACAATTAACAGATTGTCTATACTTAAGGTTCACTGAACCCAAATGGAGGTGAATATGACTGACCGTCCCGTTAATGGCGACCATCCTGACTTGAGCCCCATCCCTGACGACCTTGCAAATGATAAGTCTGAGCAGACGGATACAAAACCAAAGGACAACCCTGAGTCAGCGCCAGAATCTGGTGATAAACAGCCAGAATGAGTAAAAGCCGCCTTCGGGCGGCTTTTTATGACGGTAATTTTTCCCCATGCTCTGCTTTTTTGAAAATCTTCGCTATTTTCCAGGTTATAAAGCAACCAATAATCATTCCGACAAACCAGGGGATGGATGAGTCACTAAAGTACTTTTCACCAACAGTTTCTGCCAGTGAAAGGGTTGTGTAGATAGAGGCGATAAAGCACCACGCATAAATAATTTTTGACTGACTAAACACGATAAGTGCCCTTGTCGTTTTGATGTTTTCAAACTATCACCCTCGTCTTAAGTAAAGGCAATAGCCCCTACAAGATTTAAGACTTCCCGTCAGGGTAGTGAGCACCCCCGGGTGCTTTCGGGCAGAGCGCCTGATGATGTTCTCCACTCTGCACAACACGGTTAGCCACGCTGTGAAGCGTCGTAAAGCTGGCTTATACTGCCATAAAAATAGTGGGCAGGAGAGCCGATGAAACTGTCATTCAGAAATGCCGCTTTACCTTTTGGCGAGAGAATCAAAGCAACGTTCATAGATGCTGATGAGCAGCGGGCCGAATCTGTTTATTCGTTTGTGACTGGGCCATCTGCGACGATAGAGCGTACCAACGATAACAGCACTATCAATGGTGTCTGGCAAATCACTTTCGATGGGCCCGCAAGAATATATTTTGATCGCGGGGTCTGTTACTTCACCTCGGCAACCGTTGTTCAGGCAGGAACTTCTTACGAGATGTTTGTAACAGTTCTGTACAGAAGTGATGGTGGCATAAACCATTTTATCAATACTGTTAGGTCGCTTTAATGTATTTAAGCAGGCCTTCCCTGAGTGCCTGTTATAATGTCTGACTTCACTATTTCACTGATTAGGCTTCATTATGACGATCGATGTCGCTGTGATTTATCCAGATGGCCAAGTTAAAAAAATGACCGTTCCGGAAGATAGAAGATCTATCTCTTTAGATTACAAACAGCACGAACTAACGATGCCAATTGAAGCGTACGTTTTAGATGGTGCTGAATGCTACTTTGCCCGCACGCAGTCGGAGATCTCGGATTCTGAGATAGAGGCCGCGCTGAGAGCTATTTAAACCCATATTCCCATTTTCAAACGTTTATAGCCACCTGCATCCGCTGGTGGCTTTTTATTGGAGCTACTACAATGCCTGCAGCCATCCCCAGAGCCTGCCGTAAGCGCGGATGCTCGGGCACGACCACAGACCGGTCAGGCTACTGCGAGGCTCACCGCAATGAAGGCTGGCAACAGCATCAGCGGGGTCTGAGCCGCCACCAGCGCGGCTATGGCAGTAAGTGGAACGTGATCAGAGCCCGCATCCTGACGCGTGATCGACATCTATGCCAGGAGTGCTTGAGGAATGGGAGACCCGTTCCGGCTTCCACAGTTGACCACATCACACCGAAAGCTCACGGCGGCACTGACGACGACAGTAACTTGGAGTCGTTGTGCTGGCCATGCCATAAACGCAAGACCGCAACGGAGAGGCAGCGATGACCCAGACCCGATGCACCTATTGCGGTTCGACGCTCCATACGCGGGCTAACTGCCCTAATACGTGGAGCGGCTCAGCCCGCCGAGCAAACCTGCACTGTAGGTATTGCGGCCAGTCGGGGCATAACTCAAGCGCCTGTCCACACAACGCCAGCAGCGGGCGTCGGCGCAGCATCAGTGATGACTTTCACCTCGACTGATGCGATATGAAATGATTTCAAATGCAATCATTTCAATGTAAGTGATATCGATTCTCATCATCGGGGAGGGCGGGTCGAAAGTTCAGGGCCTTGCCGCCTGAGGACCGCCGCCTAACCTTTTTTCACACCGCCGCAGGTTAGAAAACTTTTTTTGGGGTGCCCTAACCATCGATTAATAGGAGTTTTCGATTATGCCTGGACCACCGAAAACCCCGACACATCTGGCTTTGGTGAAGGGGAACCCATCAAAACGAACCATCAACAAAGCAGAGCCGAAACCCGCGTCAGGGGTACCCCCAGTGCCGAAGCATTTCGACAAGATGGGGAAATACTGGTTTAAGCGAATCGGCGAGGAGCTCGACGCTGTTGGGGTGATGACCACCCTGGACGGTAAAGCGCTTGAGCTGCTGATCGAGGCTTACACTGAGTACCGGAATCACTGCGAGACGTTAGAACGGGAAGGTTACACCTATGCCGTCTACAGCGAGGATGATCCGGATGAAGGGAAAGAGCGAGAAATCAGGATGATTAAACCGCACCCGGCTGCAGTGATGAAAGCCGATGCGTGGAAGCGCATCAGGGCAATGCTCGCTGAATTCGGCATGACCCCGGCCAGCCGGTCCAAGGTTGGCGCAAAAGGCCCGGCTGAGGCCGATCCACTGGAAGAATTTCTCAAAAAGCGCAAATGATGAATGGCAACGGTTTCGGAAGGTATTCAGTACGCCGAGAGCGTGCTGTCTGGCGAGATTGTTGCTGGCGAACTGGTACGCCTGGCGTGCCAGCGGTTCCTTAATGATTTAGAGCATGGGCCTGATCGCGGCGTCTACTTCAGTGAGGAACGCGCCCAGCACATCCTCGATTTTTATAATTTCGTTCCCCATGTGAAAGGGGCACTGGCAGGCAAGCCGATCAAGTTGATGGCCTGGCATGTTTTCATCCTCATAAACATTTTTGGTTTTGTCGTCCCGCTGATTGATGAGATGACAGGCCTGGCGGTGACTGATGAAGATGGTGACACTGTCATGGTGCGTCGCTTTCGCACGGCTTATGACGAGGTGGCGCGTAAAAACGCCAAGTCCACACTTTCGTCTGGAATTGGTTTGTACATGACCGGTGCCGATGGCGAGGGTGGCGCTGAGGTTTACTCGGCTGCAACGACCCGCGACCAGGCGCGGATTGTTTTTGATGATGCCAAGAACATGATCAAGAAAGCCCCCCGCACGCTGGGGCGTCTTTTTGGTCACGTTAAGCTCAACATTCACCAGGAGCGCTCGGCCTCAAAGTTTGAACCGCTCTCCAGCGATGCGAATAACCTCGATGGTCTGAATATTCATTGCGGTATTGTTGACGAGCTGCACGCTCACCGTACCCGTGATGTCTGGGACGTTTTGGAAACGGCAACCGGTGCGCGCCTTCAGTCCCTGCTTTTCGCAATAACGACCGCGGGCACCAATAAAGAGGGCATTTGTTACGAGCAGCGGGATTACGCCATCAAGGTGTTGCGCGGCGTGGTGGAGGATGACACCTATTTTGCCCTGATTTATACCCTGGACGAAGGCGACGACCCCTTTGACGAGGCCAACTGGCCGAAAGCTAACCCCGGCCTCGGTATCTGTAAGCGCTGGGACGACATGCGCCGCCTTGCCAGAAAGGCAAAGGAGCAGGTCGCGGCGAGGCCGAACTTCTTTACCAAGCATCTGAACATCTGGGTAACAGCTGAGAGCGCCTGGATGGACATGGATCGCTGGGCAAAAATGCCCGGTATTGCTTCGGAGGCTGAGCGTAAGGTGTGGCCACTTTGGGTGGGTGTCGACCTCGCTAACAAAATCGATATTTGCGCAGCGGTGAAAGCCTGGCGCGATCCTGCTGGTGAAACTCACATGCAGCCCCGCTTCTGGATCCCGGAAGGGAGACTGGAAACAGCGCCTGCCCATATTGCCGAGCTTTACAGGAAGTGGGTCGACGCCGGGTATCTTGAACTAACTGATGGGGACGTTATCGATCACGGGATGATTAAAGCTGACATTGTGCAGTGGGTGAAAGGCGAGAATATCAAGGAGATTGCTTTCGATCCCTGGAGTGCTGTTCAGTTCAGCCTGTCACTTGCGGAGGAAGGTTTGCCGCTGGTGGAAGTTGCGCAGACGGTCAAAAACCTTTCTGAGTCCATGAAATCAGTGCAGGCAGAGATTTACGGCAACAAGTTCCACCACGACGACAACCCTGTGATGCGGTGGATGATGTCGAACGTCACGGTTAAGCCGGACAAAAACGACAATATCTTCCCGAACAAGTCCACACCTGAAAACAAAATTGACGGACCGGTAGCACTGTTTACGGCTAAAAGCCGGATGCTGGTCAATGGCGGTAATGACGCTCAGGATCTGAGCGGCTTCTTTGATAATCCAATCATGGTAGGTTTCTGATGAAGAAAAGTAAGCAGCCGGGAAAGGTGAAAAGCGCCTTGCTAAACTGGCTGGGCGTGCCCATCAGCCTGACCACCGGAACGTTCTGGCAGGAGTGGTACGGCACGAGCAGCAGCGGCAAAGTGGTCACGGCGGATAAAGCGATAAGGCTGTCAGCGGTCTGGTCCTGTGTCCGGCTCCTGAGCGAGTCGGTTTCAACATTACCCGTCAAGATCTATACCCGGCAGGCTGATGGCTCGCGCAAGCTGGCGCAGGATCATCCTGTTTATCAGGTGCTGTGCCGTCGTCCGAATCTGGAAATGACGCCGTCCCGATTTATGCTGATGGTGGTGGCCAGCATCTGCCTTCGCGGAAATGCCTTTGTTGAGAAGCTGTTTATCGGCAATAAGCTGGTATCGCTGGTGCCACTGCCGCCCCAGAACATGGTAGTAAAGCGGCTGGACACCGGTCGTCTTGAGTACACCTACACCGAAGACGGCAGGAAACGCGTTATCCTGGAGAAGAACCTGATGCACATCCGGGGCTTTGGCCTCGATGGTGTGTGCGGCATGATGCCAATGATGACGGGCCGGGACGTGATCGGCGCGGCGATGGCCGTCGAAGAGTCAGCCGCCAAGATCTTCGAAAATGGCCTGCAGAGCTCTGGTTTTCTTTCTGCTGATGCTGCGCTTGATAAGGATCAAAGAGAACGACTTCGGGGATATATGCAGGCCTTCACCGGCTCTAAAAACGCCGGGAAAATTATGGTTCTTGAGGGCGGGCTGAAATACCAGAATGTCACCATGAACCCCGAGGCG